CCACTCCTCTTGGATTTCATCTGTCAAGATATCATCCTGGACTCGTGTTCTAAATAATTCCTCTACAAAGACAGCGTTCTTACCAGTTGGTATTTCAAATTTGGATACTAAATAGCGATTAGTAAATTCATCAGGTTCCAGGATAACACAATGAGCCGCTGTACCTAGATTCATTCCAGCAGAAGCTGAATTTTCTCTAGCTTTATAAGCTCTATATGCAACCGGGCCTACCTCTAGTGAACTTAATCCACTATGACTTACCGTTTCTATTTCATATCTATCCTTAATCTCCATTTTAACAATCTTTAGAGATAACAAATACGAGTTTTCTCTTGTTAAATTCTTTTACACTACGAAATCTTACACCTCCTGAATCGGAGATATAACTAACAGAATCATCTTTTATGTACTCTAGTTCTGTAAGAGTATCATTAAAGACCTTACCCCATATCCATAAATTATCTGCGTCCCAGTTTGCTTCATAAGTAGGTAAAGGAGGTTTCCACCTTACTACTCCTTTAAGCATTCTAACGCTTCCATAATTAATAGGGGCATGTACTTCTAGTCTAATAGACAAAGGATAAAGGCGAGATAAATCCCGCCCTTTTAATTCCTTATCTATGAATGGAGTAACATATTCGTGCATTTGTTTTACCATAAAGGCACGAATGAAAGGGTTTATTCTTCCATTATATATGTTCTGTCCATTTATCTTTACGTATTTAGTTTTAGACTTATTTACGTGTGTAATAAATTCGGGAATAGTGATTTTGATAATTTCTTTCTTCTGTCTTTTCTTCTTCACAGGCTTATCAACACTTTCTCCTATTCCTTCCCATTCATCTTTCATATTATAAAGACTTGATTTCTTTTAACCCAGCTTCTATATCTGCAGTTAATTCACCAAAGTTCTCTATAACTTCTGCTCTATCTTCTTCCCATTTAGTATCAGACTGAGCTGCATACTGAGAAGAGTGATAAATAGATCCATTTACACCAGAGAAAGCATCTAATACGAAATACTCTAATACTCTTATTGCTCCTGCGTCATCACAAGGAACAGCTCCAATATTCATTGGATCTACTAAGATGTTATGAGTTTCAGTATTACTATCTTGATACCCACGTATATAGTCTAATCCTCCACAATGTAGTCCTTTTACACAAGAAATTTGATCATCAGTATTAACCATTGACCAACTTTTTAATCTATGTGCATGTCCTACTTTGATAAAGTGACCTTCTACATCTCCACAGAAGAATGCATCTCCGCTAGTTCCCATCATTGCAGGTTGGAATAAACGCTCTTCATTAGTAAGTTCTGTATAAGTAATTAAACCTGTATCAGGATCAATAGTTTTAGCTTGTCTACGGTCTACTTGCTTAGCTTCTTTATTCTCATCTAATTCATACTTAGTATGGATTTCAGTAGATACTTTAAAAGTACGTAATAGTCCTTCTACAGTAATTCCTACTTGATAAGTAGTAGCTCTTGCTACAGCAACCTCTTCGCTTACTCCCTCTTCATCCATTAGTTGTGCAACTAATTCATGGTTAGTGTAAGTAGAGTTGATATAGTTAAACATACGTGTTGAGAAATCTTCTCCTAAACCTAATCCTGTTTTAGTTCTTAATACAGGGTTTCTTAACCATCTAGTCCACATCTTAATTAAAGGTGTGAAATCAATCTTCTTATCCATAGAATCAAGTATTCTATCTACTAATGCTTGAGGCATTGCGATAGAGGACACTTGTTTTCCTACTTTAAGATGATAGGTTCCAGTAGCTTTATTAACGTGAATATTAGGACACTCACTTTCGATTGTTTCCTTATAGTCCACTACTAATAACTCAGTAAATTTTTCAACAATTTTAGCATACTTAGCAGGAGTATCTACTGTATCAGCTTTTGCTTGTAATTTAAGCATTGCTTCGTATTTCTCTTCTGTATAAGGAATACCAAATTGTTCGTTGTTGACAGACCCACAAATAGAGTCTCCCATTAAATTGATTGTAATCATGCTTCTTCTAATGTTTGATTAGCATTATTTAATAATTCTTCAGGTACTTCAAAGTCACCTAGGCCTTTAGCCTGTAAGATTTCTCTTATTTCTTGTTCTAATTCTATAGTAATATCACTAAAATTTGGATTATACAAAGGTACGATAAAATTAAAGATATTCTTCACTGATTCGCTATATTCTATCAACATATCTAGCTGATTAAGTATTTGAATATCAACACAATGTGCCTCTGCAACATCTTTATTTCCAAAGATCTCTTTAGCTCTTTTTGAGATGATTCCTGCTTCAGAATTATCTTCATTTTCAGCTACTAATAACTGAAATTCTAACATCTTATCTAGATACTTAAGCCAATCATCAAAATTAGTTTCACTATACCCATGAGCACTTCTAAATTTACTTTGTATATTAGACCAATTATCTTCTTTATATTTCATTATAGAACTATAAATATCATATAAATCAGAATGAATACCTTTATATCCTTTAAAGAACTCTAATTGTTTACAATGTGTATTTATAATACGAGCTGTATTCCATCTAATTAAATGATTATCCATCGATATCCGTTGTTTGTTCGAAGAAATTATTAACGTGGATGCAGTTTGCTCGTCCCCTAAAATATCTTTCATTAGTTTTATTTATTTTAATTATTTTAATCTCGTCATTATAAAAACGATAATTGTACTTATCATCGGGATTCCCCCATTGTTTATCTAATTGTGCTTGATCCCATTTATCTGGGTATTGAGCTCCTAATATCATTCCTAAGAAGTGAAGTCTTTCATCATCTTTATTACACCCATAATAAATAGTAGCTGTATCTTCTTGAACATCAATTAGTTTAGTGTCTCTTTGTTTCCAAACAAAATGTTTAGGTTTCTTTTCATGAGAATATCCGATATTAGATTTAGGAGTTAAAGAATGAATAGGAATTTTAGCTTCTATCTTACGTCTTTCTTTCGCACTCATAGCGTACTTAATCCCCTCTTCTTCCTGTTCTTCGAATACTTTTCCGAAATCTTCAGGTACTTCTATATCTTCATAACATAGTACGTCTTTAGAATCCTCAATAGCTTTCCATAGTACTGGAATACTAGCTTTAAGATCATTAAACATCTTATCCGATAGGTTTCTAGAATCTACTTCATTCTCTTTATACTCTTTTACTAACTCTTCATCAGACATTAATTCAACAGTAAGAAAGTTACCAGCTATAGAGTGGATATAAGCATCCTTCTTAGCACTAGTTTTACTAGTCTTTAAGTATACTCTCTCATGAGAGAACTCACTCCATGCACCAAAAGATGTTCTTTTGATAGAAGTTTGGTTCTTCTTATGATCATATTGAGACGAATTAAATCTAGTTTTAAATCCTCTAAACATTCTACTAGGGTTTGAATACCTGATAGAAGTTCCAGCAAACTTAGGTCTAATACCTTCTAAATCAACAACACGACTTAACTCACTCATTATACTATCTTGCCCAGTGTGCATCAACACATCTTTACAAGTAGTTAACCAACGTAAGAAATCTGTTTCTAATAATTTATCTTGTACTAATTCTGTAGCCTCTTCAACTGCATTCTCAAATCGTTTTTTAATAAAATCTCTAGTATGCTCTGACCAAACTACCGTTTCTCTACTAGGAGTAACCTCTACTCCCTCTTGTAGTACCGTTTCCTGTCCGGTTACTTCATCACGAATTACAGAACGTATAGGACACTTAATCCCTACATTACCATAAAGCTGTTCCATTTCAAGCTCTGGAAAATCAATATACCCATAACATACACCAGTTCCCTCTCCTTTTGTATCGTCTCCTTTGACAATAACAACGTGGGGTTTACTAAACTGATTGTTTTTAGATACTATTAATCTACTAGAACTATATAATACTTCTGCAGCTGTATCTATACTACGTACATGACCATCTTCTTCGATGATATTAAATTCTACATTACCAAAATATAATAACTGAGCTTTTACAGCCTGTTCATATTTAGATCGGTGATGCCTCTTTGTCGGTACAATAATTTCCGTATAATTCTGTTCATTTGTTTTTTCAAAATATACTTGTGTACCATTAGTAAAAGTAATAAAATCATTCTTCTCGTTTGTATCTAAGTTAAACTTACCTACAGTGGAATCAATCTTATAAGAATAACAATTAAACTTATACTTCTTCCCATTGTGGACAGTAATAACTGTGTAATAATCACACCTTGTAGATAATGCCACTTTATTACCAAACCCAAATGCTCCTAATGAGCCTTTAGAGTTTCGTTTAGTAGAATAACCTATCTGAAAGTAACCTTCTAATCTAGCTTCTCCTATTCCGATACCAAAATCCTTAACGGAAAATGTATCACAATATCCTACACCTTCATTCTGTGTGTAAGTAAGCTCTACGTTCGTCTTAGTCTGATCTAAATGTTTAAGATCATAATAAGAAGGATCCCAATTGGAATCAGCGTACTTAGCGCCTTCTCTTTGAATAAAATGATCTTCAGGAGTTGTTTGTCCTGATAAGATAGACACTGCTATCTCTTTTTCTCTTTGTGAATCAACTGCATTAGCTGTTAATTCTCTAACTGTACTCTCTTCAGGTTTAGTGTACTGGGTTATTTGAATAGTATCTAATACTAATCCCCTAGCCCCTTCATTAATCTCTCGTTTAAATCCGGTATTACCATCCCCGTGAGATGATATTTCAACCTCTTGTATAGCCATAAAAATCTCTTATTTGCTTTAACGTTTGACGCTGGGTAGCATCTAATCCTTTTTCGGATACTTTCATAAAACTAGTTCTAGAATATGCTAAATGGGGTTTTGTTGAGGTACTATATTGTGAATATCCAATAGTAGCTCTCCCTTTAGGAGTTACTTTTATTAAAACTCCTACTTTAATAGCTCTAGAGTAAGAAGGAACGAATACTACTGTATCCCCTTCTTTTACTTCTTGTTTCAATGTATCTTTCATATTTTTCTTTTTATAATACGGTGTTTAGCCCTAGAATGACTTATTCTAGCTTTATACCATCCTTGATTATCTTCAACCATTACATTCTTACCTGTAAATTTCTTAATCTTCCCTTCTCTTATCCATTCATCTCCATATACAGTAAAATATACTTGATCTCCTTCATCTAAAGTTTCTCCGTGAATATCTGTTATATCAGTCATTATCTTTTATTGTTTTAATTAAAGTAGCTGCTCTAACAGTATTAGGTTTATTATGCATACTATTTAAGAAAGAATAACCATCATAAGTTGGTTTTACTCCTGCTACTATTTTATTTTTTGTAAATAAAACTTTATCGTGTTTAATCTGATATATATAAGCTCTACAAGTACAACTACCTCTAACAGCTATAACTTCTGAACCTAATTCTAACTTATTTCCCTCTCCGTCTATTACTATTCTTTCCATATTGTCTTAAGTTTATCATTAATAAATTTAATCGTTGCATCCTTAGAATGCCATTCTCTATAATCTGATATATCCTTCAATCCATTAGACCTCGTAGAGAAGTCCTGTAAGAAGAAATAAGGCAGATTATAAGCCTTTTTCATTAAGTTTGTTCCGGTTACCCCAGCATAATCAAAATCGTTCTGTAAAACGATTCTTTTAAAGCGAGAGCGTAACTCCTCAACAACTGTATCCTTTATTACTCCTAACTCATTTTGACACGACAGTCCTATATAACCCAGGGTTCTATAAACTGCAACGTCTTTGAGTGATTTAGTTAGTATTAAAAGATCTCCGGTCGCTGGTAGCTGATCCCATCCTTGTAAGATAGTACGGTTTGTACTACTTATCCACTTATATCTCTTATCTTTTTCAAGAGGTCTATAACACTTGTAAGTGTATTTACCATCTTTTAAGAATAAGTAAGCATAGATAGGATTGTCATCACTATGTGACCATATTATCTCACTTCCTAAGAAAACGTGTTGTACAGGGAATATATTAAAGAACTTCAATTGCTTAGAAGTAAGAGAATACTTAGTATTCCAATACTGTTTATCACATTGTTTCCATTTCCTGAACTTAACACCTAGTTGTCTATCTGAAGGGAGTTCTATATTTCTTTTAGCTACCTTAATGACAGGCTGATATTTTCCTGCTTTTGTTGCAGAATACCTAAATCCGAGATTAAAATCTCTATTAATAACACCACATGCATCATATAATGACATACCATAAATATGTCTTACTATATCGAATGCATCGCCAAATGCACCTGTAGCATGATCTTTAAACATTAGTTTTTGATGATATTTACTAGCAAATACCACAAAGGAAGGAATATTATCCTTCCTAAGTGGGCTATGCATAGATTTGTTCAACTTAAATTCACCAATATAATGTTTAATAATGTCTGCATCTGATATCTTAGATAAGATAGCATCTCTAGAGACAATCTCTTCATCATTAGCACTATTTAAGTCTAGCATCCTAGAATGGTAAATCGTCTCCTACTGGTTCCGCTGCCATTGCTGCTTCAGGTTTATCCGCCTGAGGCCTAGTTAACTGATCAAAGTCAGTAAGCTTTAACTTAGTTTCCTCTGCAGGTACGCTCATAGACTCTATGAATGGTACATACTTAGGGATAGTTAAGTAACCTTTTGTATTGTAGATTAACTTCAATCTCATTGGCTTAGTGTTACATTGCTGTGCAATTAACATAGTCTTAACTGCTTCCCATAAATCAGGAAACGTATTAGCTTGAGGAAGCTGTGTTCCTTCAGGAGCAAATTTTGTTAAGATATGCTTAAGTCTTGTAATTTGACTTTTCTTTTTCTTTTCAAAATCGTCTCTATTTGGATCCGGCTCATACTCACGCATATTAGTTTCATTCCCATTAGAGTCTTTCAACTTAATGTCAAAGAATTTACTTCCAGTCCCTTGACCGATTTCAAATCCTGAAATGAATACGTTATCTAACGTATTAATAATTGTGTTGTCTTGTACTACTGAGTATCCAAAGATCTTAGAAGGGTCAAAGTTTCCACCACTTCCATCAGCTTTAATACTGTCATCATTTAAATTTAACATCTTTCTTTATAAGTTAAATTAATAATTAATTAAATTGTTAGTCTTGTACTAACTCGTCTGTAACCTCTTCAGGTGATTCAACTACTTCACCACTAAGTGCATCCGTAGGTTGTTCTTCTGTATTCTCTGTTTGAAACACTACTGGCTCTTCATTAACATTATCTGCTAATGTAGGAGTTGCATCTGTTTCTGTTTCTGTAACAGTAGATTTAGTTCTAGTAAGATCAGCTAATACAGTTTGAAATGTAATAGGATATAATGATGTACCTTCGTAATCAACAGTATTCTCCATATCAATATTCAATTTAAATCTAGTTGTTGCGTCTTCCATACCTTCAGCAGATTTATACATCTCCTTTAATTTAGAAGAGTGAAACTTACTAGATACTGATCCACCTTTTCCTACTGCACATCCATCTTCTACAATGTATAAGAAAGATCTAGATCCCTGAGTCTCTTGAGCATCATACCCAAATCCTACAGCAACACTTTCTCCTAACTTACTCATCACTGCTTTAGACAATGTAATTCTTCCACTTTTAGTGTTTACTAACACTTCCGGTTCACTATTTAAGTTTAATCCTTTATTAGGACTAATCACTTTACCGTGTAATTCCATACTTTTAAAATTTATTTATTTATAATTATTTAATACTACTTGTAAGCCTCTATGCTATCCAATACTAATTGTAAATCATTAGGGATAAAATCTGATTCAAACATATCCTTAGGTGATTTAACGGTGTCTCGCACTCCTCCTCTAGTCTTAAATCCATATACTACTTCGTTTCCTTCTTCTCTTTGTTCAGCCATAAGAACTATAGTGAATAAACCTTCGATAGTAATCTTATCATCTAATAGTTTACCAATAGTTTTAATCTTATAACTCTTCTGTCCCATACTATCCACAATCTCTTCTGTGTGACATAAGAAGATAACTGTTAAGTCATCTCTCATATTCTTAGATAAATTAATAATAGAAAACATATGTTCAGCTATTTCATTAAACTTATCAAATCCAGTAGTTGTTGTAGTCATAAACTCATAACTCATAATATACTGAGCATCATCTATGATTAAGGTCTTAATATGCTTCTTCTCATTAACCTGTTTCATAGCTCCAAGTATCTTAGAGTGGTGATGTGCTTTGAAGATATTCTTCTTTTCCTTAGTATACTTAGTAGCTCCGCCTTTAAAAGGTAAGTCTTTACCAACTACATTGATAATAAATGTTTCATCTGGTTTTAAGTTTTCTATACTAGTAGACTTTCCAGATCCCGTCTTTCCTAGTATTAATACTGCATTACTCATTAATATTTTCTTAATAAGTTCCTAACTGTGGATCTAATTCCACTAATTCTACTGATGGCTTCATTCTATCTATTTCAGATATAAATGTAAGACAACACATTGCGTGATACATATGTGGTTGACCTGTTTCTTCATCCATCATCTCTCCTTTACGGTAAGCTTCTAGATGTCTCATAGCAGCCGCCACATATCTTTCTTTTTCAACTTTCTGCCAGTTATTCGGTGCATACTTAGCCGCACCAAATGTTAGTATTCTAACAACACCCTCTAAAGCGTGAGGAGGCATTAAGTCATACCTAAGTTTATCCTCATCGAATTTCATTCCTGTAGATTTAAACACATCTCCACCTTTTCCTACTGCACCTTGTGGTGGAAAAACGTTCGGAGGTTCTCCTTTTTTCATATTTTAACTATTTAAGTCAATTACTTGACCCTGATTCATAGAACCAAGATCTAAATCTTTTACTTCGTTAGTAGCGAGCTTATTTTCCATTGCTGCAATAATAGCCTCGCCCTCTCTAACTTTAAGAAAGTGCCAATAAAGTCTTCCTTTGGTTTCCCATCTATGTGGCCCATACATATCCATTCCCATTTGATAAGGATTCATAGTAACTAGTACTACATCACTCATCTGATATAAGGAGTCTCCCCCGAATATATCTCTCTTCTTTGGATAATTCTGTGATCCTGGTTCCCCTGTTCTTTCTAATTCCTCAATGTATCTATTTAATTGAGATAGTAGAACTACAGAGAAGTTCTGTCCACATTTAGCAAAGTATTTAATAGCCTGTTTAAACATCTTTACTAAGTTGATTAAGACGATTCGCTCCATTTCTCCCATCTTACCATTAACTAAAATAGTATGATCCAGAGTAATTAATAAACCACGAGTATGATCTCTCTTAGCGAACTCAAAGATAGTTCTTCGTACGTCATCGACAGTACCAGCTTCATCTACATAATAAATAGGTAAGTTCTCTACCCTCTTCTGTTGCTCTTTAATTCTATTAAAATCTTCATCAGTAAGATGGTGATCTCTTTTACCACTATGTAGCTCTTGTACTGTCATACCTAAAGCCTTAGAATATTTACGTCCTACTAGGTTTCTAGCTAACATCTCAAAGTTAAAACTTAAGATATCAAACTTTTCATTAGGGTTTAATAGTATTAAATCGGTTTCAAGTTGATTTAATATAGCAGTCTTACCAGAGCCTGAAGCTCCTGCAATCGTATGCATAGTAAACCATTCTATTCCTCCCATCGATACGTCATTATACTTATCCCAAGGTGTCTTTAATGATTGTATAGTGCCATCTTTTCTAGCCTCTATATAATCAGTCTCTTCCTGTGCGACTTGTTTAATAGACCGTACATCTAATCCTTTCTTAGATAAGTCCTCCGCCATATTCTTCTGTATTACCTACTGTTAAACTTCCTACTTCATCAACCATTGCCTCGTAGTTCTCCCACGAGTTCTGATTTAACCAAGTAACTAATTTCTGCATATATCCTAAGTTCTTCTCTTTCTTCCGTATATTTAATTCAAACTCTAGGCATTTAACTACCTTTCTGTGTTTTGATTCAGTTTTTACTTTAGAACGATACTTCTTTAAGCATTCTTTTGCTTCTTTACTATCAGGACTAGCACTTCTTAATATCCGTGTAGTGCTTCCATTGTATACTCTAATAGGATACAGACCAAATACCTCCCAAAACATGTTATCATCGATATCTAAGATCTTATTACATTGTTTTTGATTGATTAAGTAGCCTGTTTTATCCATCTTAAGTATATATCCTAATGACTTTAAGACTTTTATATCTTTAATCGTATTAGGGTCTAAGTCTATGTACTTTCTTATAAGCTTATCCTTACGTAGTCTTAACAATTCTAATAACATATACTGAGAAGCTGTTAACTTCGACTCAATCATACGTTCAACATCAAGTTGTAATATCATGTTGTATTTTTTTAGTTATCTTATCGTTAATCGTCTGTAAACTTACAGTTGTGTTTCCTTTAATAGGGAACGTTCCATATCCCGTACAATGTGTACACTTCTCTCCATGTATATGTGTCTGGCCTATACAGACCGGACAACCATATACAGGAAGTTTATTAACTTGCCACTTAGCCACCTATTGCAGTCAATTCAGACTCATAGGCAAAGTGATATCTTTTATTAATGTTAATATCAAGATCTGGGTTCAGATCTGTTTGATTATTAGGATACCATCCAAAGTAATGTAGAATAACATATCTGTTCTCCACTTTACCCGTACCTGGATTTACCCTTCGAGGCTTATAACCCTTAGCAGTTTCACAATAACGTTTCTTCCAAGGATTCTCACTGTTATCCTGGAAACCAACAACTAATGTTTTCTTCATATCTATTCCTGCTGCACACTGTGCTCTATACCTAACTGCTTGTTTAGGACTAAATTTTATCTTACTCATATATAATATTTATATTACAAATTTACTAATTTAACGTCTATCTACCTAATAAATGACGCCTAATTTCACTCTTTAACCTCCTCTGTTACAAGTAATTAAGAGCCTCTTTATACCCATTTAATTCAATCGTTTCGTAACCCTCTTGAGAGGATTTAACCCACTTTTCTTCTTGTGAGTTTTTTACATACAATCGAATTATAATAGCTTCTTTCTCTCCTTCAATACGTATACATCTACCTACTCTTTGTAGAAATCCTTTTAGCTTACTAGTTCCAGAAGCAACAATAATGAATTTAATATCTCTAAAGTTAGCACCTTCATTAAGACTTCTAACAGCTGATATTCTATTCACTTTAGTTCTCTTGTCTTTAAACTTAGCTATATTCTCTCTACGTTTCTTAGCAGGTTTTACCTTAGAGTGCTCTGCGACACATATATCTCCTAAAAGAATATCTATTTGATTTGCAAACGAAGCACTTTCACTAAATATTAATCCTCTATGCGATCCAAATGCATCAGATAATTGTTTAGTGAAGTTTAATTTATTCTTTGCTTCATATAAGATACGTTTCCTCTCTCTCATAGCTTTACTGCAATCGTATGGATAGTTCTTATATTGTTCAAACAAATTCTTAAGATCCTCTGGCTGACTATTATACATATTAAAGTAATGTATTAGATGTTGATTATATACTTTCTTATTCTTAAGACAAGCAAACATTAGTTTTAAATCTTTATTAAAAATTTCAAACGTTTTCTTAAACATCTTATCATACTTATTATAATCAGATAATTCTAATGATGATAATCGAACTGCTACATTAAGTACTTTAAAAGAAGAGACTAACTTTAGTTCTCTAGCTAACTTAATATCTATAGTATCTACAATAGGAGCTATCTTATTCAACTTAGGTAATAACTCTTTATCAATAGAAGCACTTAAACCTAATATCTTATCAAAGGTATTCTGACCAAAGAAATTATAATATATATACTCATCAGTAATAGGTATATAATTATGTATCTCATCAGCTATAATAAGGTCGTAATGTTGATTTTCATACTTGTATGCTGTCTGAATACAGATAGCCTCTACGTTTTCTTTGAAAACCTTCTTACATCCCCACTTAGTAAACTCATCTCTCCAAGCGTCGTCACGTATGACAGTAGTAGGAGTTAATATAAGGATCTTAGCTTTTGGATTCTGTTTAACTACATATTCTGCGGCCAGTACACCACAACGTGATTTACCAACCCCTGTAGCATACTCTAAAGTACCTCTACAAAAGTTCTTGAACCAAATATTTAATCCTCTTCTTTGTACTTTATCTTTTATGCCATTACTGGACATCAGATTTAAAGGATTGAATAGATTTATTTACATCTTCAAACATAAACTTACTACCATCAACCATATAAGATTTAGTAGTAGTTTCTCTACCCCTTTTCTCTGTAACAGATACTATTACTTCACACTTTCCTGATAACTTTTTATGAATCTTGTTAGCTTCACTAGTTGGAAACTCCATTGTAGTTTGTAATACAGGAGTAGTTTCTAGCTTAGTTCCAGGTGTAGGTGTTTCTAACTTCACTACAGAAGGTACTACAGTACTTTTAATAGCGTTTACTCTAGGAGCAGCCAGGATAACAGATAAAGACTTAGGGCCTTTTCTAGTTTTCCATTTAAATACTTTAGGAGTACTAGTTTCTGCTACATAATTCTCTCTTATTTCTTTATAAACTCTAGTACTAATACCATGTTCATTAGCTTTTACACCAAATAAGAATCGTTTACCTTCTTTACAATGATTCTTTAAATCATTTAAGAAGGCTTCAGTTTTAGCTTCTCTAGCAAGTACAGTATTGCTTTTCTTGTTTTTATTCATATTATATTAATATATTAATCGGATTATTTACTCCATGCTTCTGTTAATTCAGTTTCACTTTTTAATAATCCATTAGTTACTATTATAAGAGCTGCTTTTTCCATCAACTCTGTCATTTTAACACTCCATTCTTCTGCTCTGTCTTTATGACAGATAGTATCTATCTGATCGTGAACAGTCATAACCATCTTAACAGGCCAGTTATTCTCTTTGATTTCTCTTCTGATGAATATCATAGCTTGTTTAGTCATATCTGCACTAGAGCCTTGTATTGGAGTATTCTTTGAGGCACGTTCAATGTCCCCTTTAATTTTGAAGCTCATACCTTGTTTCCAATCTCCAAACCATCTCCTTCTTCTATAAGGAGCATAAGTAAGTATTACGCCATTGCGTACTCCATATGCACCTAATGTATCCAGAAAGGATTTAATCTTAGGAAACGTGTTAAAGTAATCTTCTATTAAAGTAACAGCTTCTTCAACTGTTATCTCTAATGTATCTGCAAGTTTAAACTCACTCATGCCGTATGCCAAACCGAAATTTATTGTCTTAACACCTGTTCTAAGTGATTTATGTTTCTTACACTTACACTTCTGTTGATTAATCATATACTGACAATCATCATCTGCAGCTTCTTTCCATATATCTCCGTATACTAAATCAGCACATACACTATGAAGATCCTTCTTAGTTTCTAATGCTTTTAACCATACCGGATCTTGACTTCCAAATGCAATAACAGCTAACTCCTGAGAGCTATAATCTGAACTAGCATATACCCAATCCTCATATCCTGATACAAAACAATTCCTATACTCATTAGTACCCGGAATCTGTTGCATATTAGGTTTAGAAGATGATACTCTACCAGTATTCAATATCTGTTTAAAATTAGTATGAACTCTACCGTCTGACTTAACGTGTTTTAAGAAGTCTACTCCATAAGCGTTAGCTAATTTCTTCTTCTTCTTATACGATAAGTACTTACCAACGAATCGGTCTCGTTTGAACTTCATCAACTGATCAGCTCCAACGCCTTCAATATCTAATCCATATCTTCTAAATACTTCAAGTACTTGAGAAGGACTAGACCATTTAATTTCTACTTTCCTAAGAGCATCAACAGGAGTGAATAAATCGCCCTGGACAGTCTTAGCTACAAAGTCTTGTAAATCTTCATCTTCCATTACTATATCATCTAACTCTAGAGATAGAGCTACAGCTTCATCAGCTGACCTATCACTTAGTTTAAGCCACGGTTTAGAGTCAAATCCAATTCCATTATATTCTATTTCAGAGAATGCTATAACAGCCTCATTTTCAAGAGCTGCGATCATATTAAGACCTAGTCTATCTAACTCAGCAGTTTGTTTCTCCATTATTTCAGGTAAACATACTACATCATAGCCTCCATATTGTATCTGACTTTCAGTAAATGGATTACTTCCTAAGTTTACAAATTGTAACCTAGTACTCTTATCTACATTCTCTACAAATTCAGGTATATACTTCTCTATAAGAGACAATAAACCATACTTTAATGGTAAACCACAAGTTAGTACTTGTTCGACCAGCATAGTGTCCCATATATTCTCCATAAAGATATTATGAGTCCTACAGAACTTATCATCAAACTTAAAGTTATGAAGTATCTTAGTAATCTCAGGATCTTCTAATATTTCTTTAAATCCTATAATGCTTTGTACTCTTACATCGATAACAAACTGTCTTTCTTTATCTCCGATTTGAAACATAATCATATCATCATCAATAAAATCTAATCCTGTTGTTTCAGTATCTACTCCAAGTACTTTCTTATCCTTACAGTACTCTATAGCTTCTTCTATAGGTACTTCTTTAAATAGAGGAAACATTCCTCCACATCCTATTGTACTTATCATAGTAAGTATTTATTTCTTTATAACTTCAAACTTATAAATAGAATTATAAGTTCTAAATGTATCCTTAGATAATATCTCTTGTACTGCACTAGTACTAAATCCAAATCCTACATAGAAACGTTGTCCAACTGTAGGTTCTTTATAGAAGCTTTCATCCATTCCATCTGAACGAACATACCCTTCATCTATATTATTTGGATGTAACGGATTATCTGCTTCTTTTAATTTCTTTATTTTTACTATTATTCTTCCCATAGTTATATTAGTTTTAATCCTTCCTGTAAACCTTTTTCTAAAGCTTCTTCGTAAGATTCTACTTCTTTGACTCTATAAGACACATATTTATTTTGAATATTTTTACCTAATATTTTAAAAACACTTCTTAAATAAGAGTTTTTATTATTCCAAGCATATTGTGCTGCATGTATATCAATGTGAATATTATGTACATCTCTCAACCACTTCTGAAGAAGAGATTGTGTTGTAACTGTATAAGCTTCAAAATACTTAGGATTGCCTTGACAACCAAAACATCCTTCACCATTCTTAGTAAATATCCAACCTTTTTTATTCCAGTTTTCTTTACTGGCTAAATCATATCCATCATATCCATTAGGCTCATCTTCATTCTTATGAAATTTCCCATCAATATAAGCTGTATAAGTAGGAATTTCAAACCCTTTTTCTTTAGCTAATCTAGCAGTTTCAAATGATATTAATTGTTCTTTCATAATTTTAAGTAATAAAAAAGAGCCGGGTACTAAACTTCACCGGCTCTAGTCGAATTATGCTGCCATAGCTTCCATTACTGGAGCTGCTACTGGAGCATTGTTTCTGTGTAAATATATAACATTGTCTGTTATTTTGATTGTTTGTTCTCTTATCATATCCGTCATACCAAGTCAAATCCAAGTCATCCCCATATATTTAGTAGGTAGCTGCTTCCTACTGTATCCACTAAAGTTTTCTTTATAGTTTATTACTATAAATGCAGGTTGTGGCTTTCCTTTAACCCGAACAGCTTGACTATGCAATGTAGCATAATACTACGTGGAGATGGAGGGGTTCGAACCCTCGTGTTTAGTATCTTCAATAATAGTCAATGAACTATAATCCATGCAAATATACAAAAAGAAACGTCACGGTCAACAACGTATATCCTTTCTGTATCTACTTTAGGGAATTAACCGAAAACCTAAAGTATAGGGCGTAATGAAGGTAAAATTCAGAAAAACCTGTAATAACCCTAACCGTCCACCAAAATAAGTGATTGGGATGATGAACGAACTTGAGAAACTTTCATCATCTTCGCACTATCAACCTGACCCGCGTCAATTGAATAGCGTCCCAATATCTTTCCAGGATACTATCTTAGTATCTCTGCTTCCTTTTTATTTAACGACGAAGACAATAAGTCTGCGTTGTAATTTAAATCCTTTCCCATCCCTCCTCTAGTTCTTCTATAGTTATTAATGCACGTCCTGATAAAGGTTATATCAGCAGGAGTTTTAGCATCTTCTATAGCTTGTTTTATTGAACCAAGGGTAATAGGATTCACGACTTAGGTTGAATTAATCTAAACCCAAATCTTTGTAGGAAAGATATTCTTCCCCAAGATCCATTACCTAGTAATCCATCTTTATATCCTTTTGGTAATAAGATAGAGTCGTCTCCTTCTCTACATACTACTCTTTTCTTACCTAACTCCTTGATAGCACTTTCAATAGTGTGTTTCCCATCAGATTTAGGTTGCTTTCTTACATTGTTATTCATATCTTAAAAATTAAAGTGTTTCCCCGAGAGCTTCATGCATCTCGATAAATAGTTCTTGTTCTGATTCTGTTTCAGCATCTCCTATACAGGATATTAATGCTAATTCTTGTTCTATAAGTTCATCCATTAGAATAATTGATTTAGTGGTAAAATAGTTCTCATGAAGTCTTCTCCATCTGAGTTTACATAGTTATAATAAAGAGTACTTATAGGTAAATCTTTATTCACTACTAATATACAAGGGCCTAATCTTTCTGATATCATTCCATATAAGGTCTGTTTCTTGTTATCTTCTACCTTTAGTACCTCTGCATACTCGTCAAGAAATACATAGTCTTCAATTCTTATATAACAATATATAGAATTAACTTTCCTTTTAGGTATTACAAAATACGCAAACGGAGCAACAGATAACTGTTTTTGATCCCATGAGTCTGTAATAGTATCCCATTCCATTAAGCTTTTAGCGTAGTAAGTCGTAGTGTCTTTCCTAGCAAAGCTTGTAATACTATAAAGTATCAAAGCTATGATTAATAATTTCTTCATAAGTTTTAAATTTTAGTTTATAATTCGATTAAGTACAGTACCATCAAGGCTTTATACTGTACAGGTGTAGAAGATCTAATATCTCTATTAGTCCAAGACTTCTACGTTGCTCTCGTAGCCAGATTCGATCCATACCACTTAAGGTCTACGAGAGTTTAATTTACTTAATCTTCTATTACAGATGCAATAGTTTCTTTAAGTTCATTGATCTTATCATTAAGATTATCAACTTCCCCTTTAGAAGCTTTAGCTGCATCAGCTTTAGCGTCTTTTAAAGATGTAACTGCAGACTTAGCTCTTTTCAAGTTAGATAAATAAGAATCAAGAAAATCAACTTGTTTCTGATTAGAGTCTACTTGCTCTGGAGTCACATTCATAAATGCTTCCTCTACAGCTTTCTCAGCATCTTCTATCTTATCATCATATTCATCAGCTTTTTGTTTAGCTTCAAACTTAATGATATCGATGTTCTTCTTGTAAGCTTCGATTTCTCTGTTAAGAGTCTTCTCTACTCTTAAGAAGAAACTATCTAATTTACCGTTTTCTCCTAACTCTAGGAACGCTACGATTCTTCTCACGATTGAAAATTTTGCTTTTACTACTGGTGTTTCATTTTTGTTACTCATCTTTTTTTTAGTTTTAGAGTGTTTATAATTAATTGTTTATTTACTTTATTATTAGCTATCGTTCTTTAACAGCTATACGTTTAAGCTTTGTAGGCTTAGCTATTGATTTGTGTGGGTTTTCACTCAACCACATAGGAGTTTCACGAATATATGTAGGTACTGACCCTGCTGACCAAGTTCTCCAAGGGGTTGGTTCTTCAGCTACTAACCTTGAAATATCTTCTACTACTGTAGATCTAGACTCGCCTTCATAGAATGCTTTAAATCCATCAGCTTTTAGAAATACAGATAAAGTACCAGAGACTTCAAATCCCATAACACCGTCTTTCTTTTGAAAAGATAATATCTTACGGTCGTTTACAAATCCTGCAGTCCCTCTCTCCCAACGTTTTTTTCCTCCGTAGTAATAATATCCTTCTTTACACCATTTAGTTATAGTACCTTCAGGTAAAACATCTCCTACATTTAAACCAGCATAAGAACTTAATTCTTCAGATGCAGTTTTATAAGAGTTAATAAAATCTAAGAATCCTTCAGCTTTAAGATAAAATCCTCCAGGACCACTAATAGCGACTGCGTCAATTCCATCTTTAACTGTAAAGCCTTCTAACGTACGGGCAGATCCCCAACTACGCATAGGTGAGCGCCATTCAGGATGTTGACTTGAATACTCATGATTTTTATGTGCCCAATCATTTATTATATCTTTACTAACTTCCATACCTATACGTAATCCGTGACATGAACGAGGATCAGATACAGTATTTTTAGGTGAATTACGAGCTGTTAGGAAATCTAAATATCCATCAGCTCTAGTATAATAACCTCTCTGCTGTTCAAATACCATTCCCATAACTCCATCTTTTTCTTCAAAAGATTTAATAACTTTATCAGCAGACCATTCACTTGCTCCTAATTCCCAAGAAGTTCCGCACCTTTGCCATTCATTCTTCCCATTAAAAATCCAAGCATTTATATCTTCATAGGAAAGCTTATCTCCAACAGATAATCCTGCATAACGCTTTACATCATCAAAAGGAGCATCAGATACAAGATCAGTTCCTGCTATATAAGTAGAACGACGATGACCAGATAATCTAATCCAGTCATCTAAAGATAGTTGTATTGGATTGTTTCTGAAACTAGTAGGTTCTGAATAATAGTTTATACCCTTATGAGTAGTATTCCCATCATATCCATACCAATAACCTTTCATACCACTCCCTCCCCATCCAGGTATAATAGACTCTATATATTTCATTACAGTGGTATGAAACCTGATACTTCCATCACACTGTACTATCCAATATTGAGGTAATCTACTAACACTGCTATGTTCAACATCATAGATATTAGTAATACCAGCATCTAATAGTCTTACTTCTTCTAGAGTAGCTACTCTAAATGTATTTAAGTCTCCTTTCCTATCACTTAGGTAATATATCATATCCATAGAGTTAGTAGACCCTTTGCTTGGTACTATTTGAGGAGTTCTAAATATATCTCCT